GGCAGCACCATTCCAAGAAGGAGCAGAAGCGGAAACTAAAACCGCAAGCACTCCGACAAGCAAAAGCACGACTGAGCCACTTTAAAAAGCGGCACATGACCTCCCCCAAAAAGGGAGGTTCTTCTGTATTATACATTCATACGATTCAACTTAAATGACCGTCCGCCACGAAATCAAGTCCCAACTTGCTAAACTTCTTGCCACCGAAGACCTTGTGGTTGAGCACAAGAAGGTGGAGACTGCCTGCTTTAATGTTCATACCCGTGTGCTGACCCTGCCAATGTGGGAACGTGCCAGCAACACCGTCTATGACCTTCTGGTGGGGCACGAGGTCGGACACGCTCTCTATACACCTGATGAAGACTGGTTGAAGGAGCACAAGATTCCCCCACAGTTTGTGAATGTGGTTGAGGATGCTCGCATTGAGAAACTGATGAAGCGTCGTTACGCTGGTCTCGCCAAGACTTTCTATGCTGGTTATAAGGAACTTGCCGATGATGATTTCTTCCAGATTGGTGATGATAAACTGGAAACTTACAACCTTGCCGACCGTGCTAACCTGTGGTTCAAGATTGGAAACTATATTGATATTCCCATTGAGCGTGGTGAGGAAACTGAAATCATCAACCTGATTGCCGATACCGAAACCTTTGCTGATGTTCTGATTGCTGCAGAAGCACTTTACAAGTATTGTAAGCAAAAGCAACAGGAAGAAACCAAGATTTCTTTGGATAATCTTGAGTCCCAGCAAAGTGATGCTGATAATCAACCCGCTTCTGACTTCAGTGACCAGCAAGAAGGTGAGAATGACCAACCTGAGTCTGATTCTTCGGAAGGTTCTGCTTCTAGTGAAACCACCCCAGAAATGGGTGATACCACTCAAGAACGGGGTGGTGAGAAGAATGAGGAACCCGAAGTGAAGACAATGGATTCTTTGGAAGAAGCACTGAAAGATCTTGTTAACAATAGTGGTCCTGAAAATGTCTATTTGGAACTGCCCAAACTTAATCTGAAAAAGATTATTGTCCCGAACGCTGAGATTCATTCTCGCTGTAAAGAAACTTGGGATTCTTTCATTGAGGACAGTGAATATAAGTATGAAGATATTTTTGGTGAAGTTGATAAACAGTTTGTAGAGTTCAAGCGTTCGGCACAAAAGGAAGTCAATTATCTGGTAAAAGAGTTTGAGTGTCGTAAAGCAGCAGACTCCTATGCCCGTGCTACGACTGCCCGTACTGGTGTTCTGGACTGCTCTAAACTTCATACCTACAAATATAACGAAGACCTCTTCAGGAAGGTTACGACTCTTGCTACCGGTAAGAATCACGGTCTGGTATTCGTTTTAGACTGGTCTGGTTCGATGTGCGATGTGATGCTGGATACCGTTAAGCAACTCTTCAACCTTGTCTGGTTTTGTAAAAAAGTTGCAATTCCGTTTGAGGTCTATGCTTTCACGACTGATTATCCTTTGGTTTCTTATGGTGAGAATGGTAAGGCAAACCTTCGCGAACTTGCTTATGAAAAGAAAGATGGTCTGATTCAGGTTGGTGAATGGTTCTCGATGATGAATTTGCTTACCAGTCAAGTGAATAGTAAGACTCTGGAAGAGCAGATGAAAAATATCTTTCGTCTTGCTATTGCCTTTGGTCGCAACTATTATGCTCGTTACTCTATTCCTCTGGGTCTTTCTCTTTCAGGCACTCCCCTGAATGAGGCATTGATTTCTCTTCATCAGATTCTTCCTAAGTTTCAAAAAGAAAATAAACTCCAAAAAGTTCAGTGTGTGATTTTGACTGATGGTGAAGCGTGTGGTATTAAGTATCACCGTGAAGTCAAGCGTCATTGGGAAGACAATCCTTTTCTGGGAACTGCTGGCATTGGGTTTGGTTCATTCTTGCGTGACCGTAAGACTGGAAACACCTATTCTTTGGATTGTGAATGGCATCAAATTACTGATATTTTCCTTCGTAACCTGCGGGACAAGTTTGCTGATATCAACTTCATCGGTATTCGTGTTCTGGAAGGTCGTGACGCTGGTAACTTTATTCGTCGATATTGTGGTTATTATGGTCCAGACCTTGAAAAAGCGATGAGTGCTTGGAAAAAAGAAAAGGCATTCACGATTAAAAAATCTGGTTACCATTCTTATTTTGGTCTTTCTGCAACTGCACTTTCTCAAGATACAGAGTTTGAAGTTGCTGAAGATGCGACCAAGACTCAAATCAAGTCTGCTTTTGCTAAGAGTCTCAAGTCCAAAAAAATGAATAAAAAGATTCTTGGAGAGTTTGTGGAACTTGTTGCTTGATAAATATTTTTATAGAACTCAATAAAGGCAATGAGTAGATTTACAGACTTATTTCAAGAACCAGCACCTGCTCCAGAAGAGGGTTTTAATGAAAATGCGACTGATCGTGATGGAGACGGATTAGTTCAGGACGGAACTAAATTTGAAAGACCTGCTCCAACCCCTAAGTCTTCTAAAAAGAAACCCACATTAGGATAAGATGAAAACATTTCAAGAATTTGTGATAGAATGTTATTCTATCCAAGAGACTTCTCTTACTCGTGTAATGAGCAAGTCAAAGAAGGGTGGTATGGCAATTATGTCTGCTCAGAGAGGAGACAAATCAAAAGCAGAAAACAATGCACGTTCAAAACAACTTGAAAAAGATGTAAGAGGTGCAGGTCTTCCTGGTCCTACTAAGGTTGCTGGAAGATACACTGAAAATCCAGGAACTCCTCAGGAGAAAAAAGTAGGAGAAAAATCTCATATCATTACTCCTGGTAAAAAAGGTAAGAGAAAGTTTAAAAAGGCAATTGAAAAACTTGGCAAGAAGTATGACCAAGATTCTGTATTGATTCAGCGTAAGGGGGGTGGAGAATCAACTCTTAAAGGTACTTCAAAGACCTCTTGGCCAGGTAAAGGAAAGAATGTTAAAATAGGTGGTATGAAACCAGGTAGAACTGGTGAGTTTGATACTAAAGTTAAGAACAAAACATTTACAGTTGAAAAATGAAATCTAAATTTCCATTTGACCACGTTGTCAAATCTGATACAAAACAAGTCTGGGTAAAGTGCGATAGTGCTATTACTGCAATGGGAATTACTGCCGTTGTAAACCAGTTTTATCCCGGATACACTCCTCATATTGCTAGTGAGGATTATTTGAATGAATTGCGAAACCAGCAGGTCCAGTCCTGAAACTGTCACAGGGGGCACTCAACTGCCCCCTTTTTTCTTGTATAATAACTTCAGTTAAACAAAACCACCTAACTACATTATGCCTCGCAAGTCTGCTGTGAACGACGCCCAACTGATTGAGTCTATTAAAGAACTGTATGGTTCCGAAGTTACCACTGGTGACCTAAAAGGTTTCTGTGCTTCTCGTGGTCTGAATTATCAGACCGTGACCCGCCGCCTGGAAGACTACAAGACTGGTCGTGGTCGTTGGAACTTGGAAGTGACTCCTAGTGTTGTTGGTAAAATGGAGCAGGCATATCAAGCACCTGCCGCTCTCCCCTCTGTGGAACAAAATCTTATTCCTGATAAAGATGATACCTTCGTCAAGTTTGGTAACTTTAACGATATTAAGAAAATTATTCAGTCCCGTATCTTTTACCCTACGTTCATTACGGGTCTTTCGGGTAACGGTAAAACGTTCTCGGTTGAGCAAGCGTGTGCTCAACTCAAACGTGAAATGATTCGTGTCAACATTACCATTGAGACCGATGAAGATGACCTGATTGGTGGTTTCCGTCTTGTGAATGGCGAAACTGCTTGGCATAATGGTCCTGTGATTGAGGCATTGGAGCGTGGTGCGATTCTTCTTCTGGACGAAATTGACCTTGCTTCTAATAAGATTCTGTGTCTGCAATCTGTTCTGGAGGGTAAAGGTGTTTTCCTCAAGAAGATTGGTCGTTTCGTGAAACCTGCTGCTGGTTTCAACGTGATTGCTACCGCTAACACCAAAGGTAAGGGTAGCGATGACGGTCGCTTTATCGGCACTAACGTTCTTAACGAAGCATTCCTTGAGCGTTTCCCCGTGACCTTTGAGCAAGCATATCCTGCTCCTGCGACTGAGCAGAAGATTCTTGAGGGTATCGCTCTGGATCTTGGTGTTGAAGACCGCGACTTCTGTAAGCGTCTGGTTGATTGGGCGGACGTGATTCGTAAGACATTCTACGATGGTGGTATTGAGGAAATCATCAGCACTCGCCGCTTGGTTCATATCATCCGTGCCTACAGCATCTTTGGTAACAAAGCAAAAGCGATTGACGTTTGTACCGCACGATTCGATGATGAGACCAAGCAATCGTTTTTGGAACTTTATGATAAGATTGATGCTGATTTCCAGATGCCCACTGGTCCTTCTGAAGCAGAAGTCCGTGCCGCATTTGCGTCTCCAGAAGTTTTCTGATATAATTGGGGAAGGTAAAAATGTGCCTTCCCCTTTATGAGTGATTCAACTTTTACTATTACTATGTCTGAACCTAAAAATCATCTCTGGAAATACAACGAAGATAAAATCCTCAATGATGTTGAGGATTATGTAACTAGCACTTATCATGGTCATTATTGTGGCGATGAATCTGGTTATGATGATATTCAAACAATTGATCTGATGGCAGCAAAGAAACTGGCAGCAGGTTTTTGTCAAGCAAACATCCTAAAGTATGGTTCTCGTTATGGGGACAAGGATGGACGTAATAAGCGTGATTTGATGAAAGTCATTCACTATGCTATGCTACTGCTTCACTTTGACAAACATTATTCCCGTAAAGATAATGGTCTCTCTGAATTCCGTTGATTATGAAACTCCAAAACAAAACTATGAAACTCTCTGACAATACCCTCGCTCTTCTCAAGAACTTTGCTGGTATCAACAACTCTATTCTTGTGAAGCAAGGTAATCGTCTCCGCACTATTTCTGTTGCCAAAAACATTCTTGCCGAAGCAGAAATTACTGAAGATTTTCCCCGTGACTTTGCGATTTATGACCTCAACCAGTTTCTGAATGGTCTGAGTCTTCATCAAGACCCCGATCTTGACTTTACTGAAGAATCGCACCTGAGCATCAAAGAAGGTAAGCGTCGTGTGAAATACTTCTTTGCCGACCCCAATGTGATTATCTCTCCACCTGATAAGGACATCCAACTTCCTTCATCGGATGTTTGCTTCCAACTGGACAGCACTTCTTTGGAAAAACTGGTCAAGGCAGCAGCAGTGTATCAACTCCCCGACCTTTCTGCAGTCGGTGAGAATGGTGTGATTAAACTGGTGGTTCGTGATAAGAAGAATGATACTTCGAACGAATATGCCATTGTGGTTGGTGAGACCGATAAAGAATTCACTTTCAACTTCAAGGTAGAAAACATCAAGATTATTCCTGGTGCTTATGACGTGGTAGTGTCTTCTAAACTTCTGTCGCAGTTTACGAATCCCAAATACAACCTTTGTTATTATATTGCTTTGGAACCCGACTCCTCATTTGAGTGATGGAATTTCTACTTTATTTGACTCCTATTGGGCAGGAGATAATGAGCAAGATTATGCTAAAAAATTATAGGGTCCTAGAAAATTCTGCATATTGTAGAAATAAAGAAGTTTTTGGTGGAATAGATGGTCCAAAATTCATAATCTGCACAAATAATATTAAAAATAGTATAAGCCCTGTACAACACTATATTAATGAAACTGTTTATCACGAAGCAGTTCACGTTGCCCAAGCGTGTAGGAAAAAACCTCTCAAAATTGATAATGCAACATTAGACCAATATAAACTTAATGATGTTGTTAGGTCTGTAAAGGCAAGTAAAAACGGATATTATGTTTATGAAACTGAAGCATACTATCTGGAAGATAAACCAGAAAGGGTGCTATACTACGTAAACAAGTATTGTTTCTGATGAATATATTTGTCACATCGCCATTTCCTGCAGAAAGTGCAATTTGTCTTCCCGATAAGCACATCGTCAAGATGCCATTGGAATGCTGTCAAATGCTTTCCATCGTGGCATCTGAAAAATGGGGTCATAACTATGGTCCTTTGTACAAGACTGATAACACTCCCTACAGAACTGAAAAGGGTGCGTTTCGTAATCATCCCTGTACCAAATGGGCAATGGATAGTATCCACAATGCCTATTGGCTGATTAAGTGGGGAATGAATTTGTGTGATGAATATACAATGCGTTATGGTAAAGTCCATTCGTGTTATAAGACTCTTGTAGATGCTTATTACATTTTTCCAAAGGGGAAGATTACTGATGTAACTCCATTTGCTCGGGCAATGCCTGAAGAGTGGAAGTTTGATGATAGTATTGATACATTTACTGCTTATAAAATGTACATTGCTTCTAAGCCTTGGGTTGCGAGTAACTATCTTCGTATGCCTGAACGTAAACCCGAATGGGTATGAAATACAATAAAGGCGACATTTTCCTTGACAAAGATACGCATAAGTTGTATATTTTTGATGGGACTGAATGGTGGGAAATTGTTCCTACCTGTGAATTGAAAAAACCTGATTGGGTATAAATTATGAACAGTGATTTTTTGTGGGTAGCAAAGTATGCCCCAAAGACAATTGAAGATTGTATTCTTCCTGAAAGCACCAAGAAGACTTTTCAGGACTTTCTAAATAAAGGTGAAATTCCAAATATGCTACTTGCTGGTCCTCCTGGTATCGGCAAAACTACAGTCGCAAAAGCACTCTGTAATGAATTGGGAGTAGATGTTTATGTCATCAATGGATCCGACGAGGGTAGATTCCTCGATACTGTCAGAAACAATGCGAAAAACTTCGCTTCGACCGTATCGCTTTCGTCAGATGCTAAACACAAAGTCGTCATCATTGATGAGGCAGATAACACAGGAAACGACGTACAACTCCTCCTACGGGCGTTTATTGAGGAGTTTGCTGGCAACTGCCGATTCATCTTCACCTGCAACTACAAAAACAAAATCATCGAACCCCTCCACTCCCGATGTGCCGTTATTGACTTCTCCATCAAAGGGAAAGAAAAAACCGCATTGGCAGGATCCTTCTTCAAGCGTCTACAAAACATCTTGGATGCGGAAGGCGTCGAATTCGATCAAAGAGTACTTGCAGAACTTATCAATAAGCACTTCCCCGATTGGCGACGAGTCCTCAACGAGTGTCAACGGTACAGTGTGGGGGGCAAAATTGACTCAGGAATTCTTGCTGCTTTCTCGGACATCGCTGTAAATGATCTCCTTCAAAACCTTAAAGAAAAGAACTTCCCTGAAGTTCGGAAGTGGGTGGTGGCTAATATGGACAATGATACTACTGTATTGTTGCGCCGTATTTATGATGCTCTTTACAGCGCCCTTGAAAACAATAGTATTCCTGCTGCTGTGCTTGTGCTTGCTAAGTATCAGTATCAGAGTGCTTTCGTAGCAGACCAAGAAATAAATATGCTTGCCTGCCTAACTGAAGTAATGGTTGAATGTGAATTCAAATGAAAAACAAGAAACTTAAAGCACTGATACAAAAACCATTGAGGTTTCATCATCAAGATATTCACGAAGAACTTGATGAACTGAAAAAGCAACATCAAGTCAAGTCCAAGTGGTATTATATCTTTTGGGGTGCTTGTGCTGTTGCCGTTGTCGGTGGACAAATTTATGTTGGGACTGGATATCGTGAGATGGCAGAAGCAACTAGAGATACTCAAATTGTTGTGAGGTGTGTAAATGGGTCTGCTCAAAATTAATAAGGCATCTTTATATGATGTCCCAGTAAAAACAACTCCTGAAAATGTGAAAGAAGCAAATGAAGGTCTCTTTCGTGCTAAAATGACTGTTCCTGCTGCCGCAAAGCATTGTGGTATGACGCAGAAAGAAATGAAACTCACTTTTAGAGAGTATTTGAAGTATCATCCTATTGATTATGACCAGTCTAAAGAGTCTTAAAACTGCCTTAAGGTATCCTGGTGGTAAGTCCCGTGCTTGCGTCAAGATGGACCCCTACTTTCCAGACCTTCGTAACTACGATGAGTTCCGCGAACCATTTCTTGGTGGTGGAAGCGTTGCGATTTATGTCACTAAAAAATATCCCAACCTAGATATTTGGGTAAATGATTTATATGAACCTCTTGTAAACTTCTGGCAGCAACTCCAGATTTTTGGAATTGATATTAAGGATAAACTGGTAGATCTTAAGACTACAAATAATACTCCAGAACTAGCAAAAGATCTCTTTCTTAAAGCAAAGGAGCAAATCAATGACCAAAGTTTGCCTAGCATTGATCGTGCTGTGGCTTTCTATATTGTCAATAAGTGTAGTTTCAGTGGTCTCACGGAGAGTTCATCATTTTCACAACAAGCTTCCCAAAACAACTTCAGTCTGCGAGGGATCGAAAAACTGCCTGCGTATTCTAAACTGATTGAGCATTGGCGTATAACTAACTATTCCTACGACTATTTGTTGGATGGAAATATGGGTGCTTTTGTGTATCTCGATCCTCCTTATGATATTAAGGATAATCTCTATGGGCGTAAGGGATCAATGCACAAAGGATTTGATCACGATAAGTTTGCTGCTGATTGTGATGCTTGTTATATGCATCAACTAATAAGTTATAATTCTGATCAACTGGTTAAAGATCGCTTTAAGAACTGGAAGACGGGTGAGTTTGATCTGACTTATACGATGCGTTCGGTTGGTGAATATATGAGAGAGCAAAAAGAAAGAAAAGAACTTTTACTGTTTAATTATAATAAAAATTTGTTATGGAATTGAAGGACTGGTTAAACTCGATCAATCAGACGAAGCAGCATCTGATTGACGAAGACCCTTCACTTGAGAAGGAATATGCACCTTATATTATCAATCGCTGCCTCTCAGGGCACATTGATTGTATTATGTTTGCAAATGAGATGAATCGATATCATTTCCTCCCAAAGAAGTTGCAGTATGACTTTTTTATAAATAGTCTGAGGAAAAAGAAGAGATTTTCTCCCTGGCTCCGACAAGATAAAATCAAAGACCTTGATTATGTTAAACGTTACTATGGTTTTAGTAATGAAAAGGCAAAACAATCTTTGAGGATTCTTACTAAAGAACAACTTAATTTTATAAAATCGAAATTTGAAACTGGAGGAACAAAATGAGTGTCGTTCAAGAACCTGAAGTGAAGTGGACGCCCGATCAAATGGTGGAAGTCATTCTGAATGAACCAGATGACTTTTTGAAAGTTCGTGAGACTTTGACCCGAATCGGAGTTGCTTCAAGAAAGGAAAAAAAAATCTATCAGTCTTGTCATATTCTACACAAGCAAGGTAGATATTATCTCGTTCACTTTAAGGAATTGTTTGCTCTGGATGGCAAACACGCTAACCTAACTGTGAATGATGTTCAGCGCCGCAATCGTATCGCCCAACTTCTTGCTGATTGGGGTCTGATTGAGATTGTAGATGTCAAAAAGATTCAAGACATCGCCCCTTTGAATCAAATCAAAGTTCTTGCTTATAAGGATAAGGGGGACTGGATTCTGGAAACCAAGTATAATATTGGTGCTAAAAAGAAAAAGGTAGAGGATGCCGAATGAAAAAGAGCGGGTCTCACGACCCGCTTTTTTGTAAGAAGTCTTATAATTATATACGGATGCCGTAAGGGTCCACAAAACACAAACTCGCTTTTAAAGGAGCTACCATAATGACCAACCTCACAAGGTATACTGCTGCGGATCTTCCTGCTCTGATGGAAAGAATCACCCGCAATAGTATTGGAATGGATGAATATTTTGACCGTCTATTTAATCTTCATGAAACCACAACGAATTACCCCCCATATAATCTGGTTCAAATAAATAATGTTGAATCCCATTTGGAACTCGCATTAGCAGGATTCAAGAGAGGAGAGGTCAATGTTTTCACAGAGTATGGAAAACTTTTTGTCGAAGGGCAAAAAGCAGATGCCGAATCGGATAGGACGTTTATCCACAAGGGAGTGGCTAGCAGAAGTTTTAAACGAGCGTGGACTTTATCCGACGACACAGAAGTCCGTGAAGTCACATTTGAAGACGGACTTCTACGGATCGTACTTGGGAAAATAGTACCGGAGCATCATGCCCGTAAGGACTATCTCTAAATAAAAATAAAAATGAAATCCTTCCACCAATTTCTTAATGAAATAAAAACTATTTCATATCCAGCAGCAAAACCACATAAAGTTTATATGAAAGGAAAAACTCAAAAAGTTTCTTCTGGTAGGGCAGTCCCAATAAATCCTGGAAGTGGTGCTGGTGATGGTGGAAATGGTAATGGCGACTAAATACAATTGAATATCGTCGGCGCTATGCCATAGGGAGGTAACTGGCAAAATCCAGTTGACACCTCCCATTTTTTTGAGTATAATACCTTGAAGGAAGAAGATAAAAATGTCAATCAAACTTGCGCTATTGAAGTCCGGCGAAACAATTATTTCTGATATTAAAGAAATTGTTTCTGATGAAAAACCTTGTGGATATATTTTCAATAAACCTCACAAGGTTCTTACAGAAAGGTCTATCCTTTTAACTGAAGAGGTAGACTATGATGCTAAAATCGAAGTATCTTTATCATCATGGATTCTTTTAACACAAGATGACCAAATTTTAGTTCCGTTAGATTGGGTTGTTACTATCGTTGAGCCACTCAATTCAGTTAAAGATCTTTATGAGGAAAGAGTAAATGGACAAAACAGTTAAGTGTCTTTTGTTGAAAGTTGATAATGTAATTGTTACTGAGATTATCGAAGTTGGTTCTGAATTAGGAGAGCCTGATTGTAAACTCATTAATCCTTTCCGCATTGACGCCGAAGGAAATCTTACTCCTTGGCCTGATGTAACTGATCAGAGAGAAATGATGATTCATTCGGACAGTATCCTTACCATTGTGGATCCAAAAGAAGAAATTGTTGAAAAGTATCTTGAATTAACCGCCTGATGTCGCTTCGATTTTATACAAACGTGCAGATGGTCGGGGATCACTTCTTGGTCCGTGGTTATGAAAATGGAAAACATTTCATGACTCGGGAGAAGTTTAACCCGACTCTTTTTGTCCCTTCTCAAAAGAAAACTAAATATCAGACTCTGAATGGAGAATATGTTGAATCGGTTCAACCTGGTTCTGTTCGCGACTGTCGTGAGTTTGTAAAAAGATATGATGGAGTAGAAAACTTTAAAATTTATGGAAATACTGGATACATCTATCAGTATATCTCTGAAATGTATCCTGAAGAGGAACTCAAGTTTGATATTACTAATATCAAAGTTACCACTCTTGATATTGAGGTTGCCTCTGAAAACGGATTCCCTGATGTAGAGTCTGCCGCTGAGGAAGTTCTACTCATTACTATTCAAGATTACTCATCCAAGAAAATTCGCACTTGGGGGCAAGGTCCTTTCAAGAATCAGCAGAAGAATGTTGATTACCGTTCTTTCTCCAGCGAATATGATCTTCTCAACGACTTTATCAACTGGTGGATGGTTGAAACAAATACTCCAGAAGTTGTGACTGGGTGGAACAGCGAGCTTTATGATATTCCATATCTTGTTCGTCGTCTAGATCGTGTTCTAGGTGAGAAATTGATGAAACGCATTTCTCCTTGGGGACTTGTAACTGAGACTGAGATTTATATTGCTGGTCGTAAGCACATTTCTTACGATGTTGGTGGTATTACTCAACTCGATTATCTGAATCTTTATAAAAAGTTTACTTATAAAGCACAAGAGTCTTATCGTCTGGATCATATTGCAAATGTAGAACTTGGTCAGAAAAAACTGGACCACTCTGAGTTTGATACCTTTAAGGACTTCTATACCAAAGGTTGGCAAAAGTTTGTAGAATACAACATCATTGACGTGGAACTTGTTGACCGTCTGGAAGATAAGATGAAACTGATTGAACTTGCAATCACCATGGCCTATGACGCAAAAGCAAACTATGCTGATGTGTTTTCACAGGTTAGAATGTGGGATACTATTATCTACAACTATCTGAAAAAGAGGAACATTGTGATTCCTCCCAAAGAGCGTTCTGATAAAGACTCTAAGTATGCTGGTGCATACGTTAAGGAACCTATTCCTGGAAAATATGACTGGGTTGTATCTTTTGACCTCAACTCTCTATATCCTCACCTTATTATGCAGTATAATATCTCACCAGAAACACTTCTGGATGAGAGGCATCCATCAGTAACTGTAGATAAAATACTGAATCAGGAAATCACATTTGAAATGTATAAGGACAAGGCAGTATGTGCTAACGGGGCAATGTTCCGTAAGGATGTGCGGGGATTTCTACCAGAATTGATGGAAAAAATCTATCGAGACCGCACCATCTATAAAAAGAAAATGCTTGCTGCCAAACAAGAGTATGAAAAGAAAAAGACAAAAGAGTTGGAAAAAGAGATTGCTAGGTGCAACAACATCCAAATGGCGAGGAAGATTCAACTTAACTCTGCTTATGGTGCTATCGGCAATCAGTATTTCCGTTATTACAAACTAGCAAATGCTGAGGCAATCACTTTGTCTGGTCAGGTTTCTATCCGTTGGATTGAAGACAAGATGAATGCCTATATCAACAAACTTTTGAAAACTGATGGAGTTGATTATGTTATTGCTTCAGATACTGATTCTATTTACCTTAATATGGGTCCTCTGGTTGAACGTATATTCAAGGGAAGAGAGAAAACTACTGAAGGCATTGTTTCGTTCCTTGATAAGGTCTGTCAGGTGGAACTTGAAAAGTATATTGAAGGTTGCTACCAAGAACTGGCTGAGTATGTAAATGCTTATGACCAGAAGATGCAGATGAAGCGTGAAAACATTGCCGAACGTGGAATCTGGACCGCTAAAAAGAGATATATCCTAAATGTTTGGGATAGTGAAGGTGTTCGTTATGAAGAACCTAAACTCAAGATGATGGGTATTGAGGCAGTTAAGTCATCAACTCCTGCACCTTGTCGCAAGATGATTAAAGATGGTCTCAAACTGATGATGAGTGGGACCGAAGAAGATGTAATTAACTTCATTGATAAGTGTCGTGAAGAGTTTAAGTCTTTACCTCCAGAACAGATTGCATTTCCACGAACTGCGTCTGATGTTCGTAAGTATCATTCATCAGCAACCATTTATGCTCAGAAAACTCCCATTCATATTCGTGGAGCACTTCTTTTTAATCATTATATAAAAGAAAAGAAACTGACAAATAAGTATTCTCTTATTTCAAATGGTGAAAAAGTCAAGTTTATTTTTCTGAAAAAACCAAACATTATTCAGGAGAATGTAATTTCATTCATTCAAGATTTTCCAAAGGAACTTGGACTTGACAAATACATAGACTATGACTTACAATTTGAAAAGAGTTTTGTAGACCCGCTTAAGTCCATTCTCGATTCAATTGGATGGAATGTCGAAAAAACTGTAAACCTTGAACTATTTTTTGCCTAATGGATCTTCCTATTAACGATGAAGAACTAAAAAAAATTGTAAGTGCTCTTGGATTTGGTGGAGATGCAGCACTTTATCACAAACTAAAATTGGTAAAAGAACTTAGAGAGCAAGGTTTACCTTATAAAAAAATCTTACGAGAGCAATATGGTTTGGTGGTATGAAATTACCAATCACAGAGAACGAGTTTAAATATATACTCCAATCTATTAAATCAAATACCCAACTTTATAATAAATTGTGGGCTTATTGGTTTAAATTAAAATATCAAAATGGTAAATGACTATGGACTTTCTTAAAGAAATTGTAAAAGAAGTTGGTGGTGAGTATACAAAACTTGCTTCCGATATTGATGAGACTGAGACTTATGTTGACACGGGTTCGTACATTTTTAATGCACTGGTTTCAGGTAGCATATTTGGCGGTGTATCTGGGAATAAGATTACTGCTATTGCTGGAGAGTCTAGTACTGGAAAGACTTTTTTCTCTCTCGCCGTGGTTAAGAACTTTCTTGATACTAATCCCGATGGTTACTGTCTCTACTTTGACACTGAGGCTGCTATCACTAAATCTCTTTTAGAATCCCGTGGAATTGATACTTCTCGTCTTGTGGTTGTCAATGTTGTTACTATTGAAGAGTTTCGTGGAAAAGCACTCAAAGCAGTAGATATTTACTTAAAAAAACCTGAAGGAGAGCGCAAACCTTGTATGTTTGTGCTAGACTCTTTGGGTATGCTCTCAACCGAGAAAGAGATTACTGATGCACTGAATGATAAACAAGTTCGTGACATGACTAAATCACAACTTGTCAAAGGTGCTTTCCGTATGCTCACTCTTAAGTTGGGGCAGGCAAACATTCCTATGATTGTAACTAACCACACCTACGATGTTATTGGCGCTTACGTTCCTACAAAAGAAATGGGTGGTGGTAGTGGTCTTAAGTATGCCGCTTCTACTATCATCTATCTCAGCAAGTCAAAAGAGAAAGATGGAAAAGAAGTTATTGGAAACATTATCAAAGCAAAGACTGCTAAGTCTCGTTTGAGTAAGGAGAACCAGCAAGTTGAAATCCGTCTATTTTATGATGAGCGCGGTCTTGATCGCTATTATGGTCTTCTGGAACTCGGGGAACTCGCTGGACTCTGGAAGAATGTCGCGGGACGTTATGAAATGGATGGTAAGAAAATTTACGCAAAGGAAATCTTAAAGAATCCTGATCAGTATTTTACCGAAGAAGTAATGCAGCAACTTGATGCTGCCGCGAAACAACAATTCTCTTATGGAACGAATTGAGACAACTATTCTCAGAAATTTAGTATTTAATGAAGATTACTCACGAAAAGTTATACCTTTTATACAACCAGATTATTTTGAGCAAAAGGCGGAGAAGGTCATTTTTGAGGAGATTGTTCAATTCATTGTTAAGTATGGTTCAGCAATCACGATTGAAGCACTCAACATTGAGGTAGAAAATCGCACGGATCTTAATGAAACTGAAGTCAAAGAGATCCGAGAAATCAATGCCTCTCTGAATGACGCTGCTGTAGAAAAGCAATGGTTGCTTGATACCACTGAAAAGTGGTGTCGTGATCGTGCAATCTACTTGGCACTTATGGAGTCGATTCATATTGCCGATGGAAATAACGATAAGAAAAATCGTGATGCGATTCCAAGCATTCTTTCTGATGCTCTAGCAGTATCGTTTGATAACAATATCGGACACGATTATCTTCAAAACTATGAGGAGCGATATGAGTTTTATCACCGTAAAGAAGATAAAATCGAGTTTGACTTGGAATATTTCAACAAAATCACGAAAGGTGGTCTTCCTAACAAGACTCTCAATATTGCTCTCGCTGGAACGGGTGTTGGGAAATCATTGTTCATGTGTCATTTGGCTAGCTCCGTCTTGCTACAGGGCAGGTCCGTACTCTATATCACTCTTGAAATGGCGGAAGAGCGAATTGCAGAAAGAATTGACGCAAACCTTCTCAATGTCCCGATTCAGCAACTGGTTGATCTCCCACGTCAAATGTTTGAGAACAAAGTAAATAGTATTGCGAAGAAGACACAAGGTTCTTTGGTAATCAAAGAATACCCAACTGCTTCTGCTCATTCAGGACACTTTAAGGCACTTCTCAATGAACTTGCTCTCAAAAAGTCATTTAGACCTGATATTATTTTCATCGATTACCTTAATATTTGTGCTTCCAGCAGGTATAAGTCAAACCTTTCTGTCAATTCATATTCGTATATTAAAGCAATTGCTGAAGAACTTAGGGGGCTCGCAGTGGAGTTTAATGTCCCAATTGTCTCCGCTACTCAGACCACTCGTTCAGGTTTTGGTTCTTCTGATGTTGAACTTACTGATACTAGTGAGTCCTTTGGTTTGCCTGCTACTGCTGATCTTATGTTTGCCCTTATTAGCACTGAAGAGCTTGAGCAGTTGGGACAGATTATGGTGAAGCAATTGAAGAATCGATATAATGACCCCACCATTTACAAGCGTTTCATTGTGGGTATTGACCGTGCTAAAATGAGACTGTATGATTGTGAGCAGTCAGCACAAAAAGATATACTTGACTCTGGAAACGAAGACGAGTATAATGACAACGAAGACAAGAAACCTAAAAAGTCGTTTGAAGGATTTAAATTTTAATGGAAACCAAACACGTTAATTTTGATAAGTATGCTGAGTTTGTTGATGTAGTCACATCTGATGCATCTAAAGATTTTCTTGCACTTTCTGACCGTCTAGTTGCTCTGGACGAAAAGGGTGCAAATATTGAGCGACTTCTAACTGGTGCTGTTGGTATCAATGCAGAAGGTGGAGAATTTATGGAAATTGTCAAGAAGATGATATTTCAGGGCAAACCTTATAGTGAAGATAACCGTGAGCATCTGATTATTGAGTTGGGTGATATTATGTGGTACGTTGCTCAAGCGTGTATTGCACTTGATGTCACTCTTGACGAAGTTGTTGCTCGTAATGTTCAAAAACTTCTGAAGCGTTATCCTGAAGGTGCTTTTGATGTTTATTTCTCCGAAAACCGTGCTGCTGACGACCGATGACTAAAGAAAAGAAAGTAACAATTAAAATGGATGTTCGTGCTGCCGCTGCAATTCGTCAAGTCCTTTTTGAGGCACAACAAGGATATACTTATGATGAACTGAGTGTTCCTCCCCGTATTTCTGATATTCGTGCAGTCATTCAAGATATTGATGACAATATTGGTGCTGTTATTGGTGTCTAATAAATATTTAAAAAAATGTCTTTGATTGGCAAAAGAAAGGGGAGACCAACTACAAGAATGCAGTTTGATGCTCTTCTTAAGAGATTTTTAGTTTTTCTTAAAGGGGAACTTCGTTTAACATATGACATTCCATATGTTTTAATAGATGATTCTGATTTTGCTAAAGACCATATGACATTTGGGATGATGAAAAAAAACGTGCTCTATATTAGCATTGTCAATCGTCATCCCATTGACATTTTGAGAACGGTATCTCACGAGTTTATACATTATAAGCAATTGATGGATGGTAAAAAAATTACATCACATCCAGGAAGTCCTGCTGAAAATCAAGCAAATGCTAAAGCAGGTGAAATTATGAGGAAGTATGGAAGACTTCATCCAGAACTATTTGACCTTATGCCCCTTCGATGATATAATGGTTTTACTGGGGAATTAGCACAGTTGGTAGTGCGCCTGATTTGCATTCAGGAGGTCAGGAGTTCGAATCTCCTATTCTCCATTGCCCAAGTGGTGAAATTGGTATACACGCTTGACTTAGGATCAAGTGCTTCGGCGTGGAGGTTCGAGTCCTCTCTTGGGCATTTCTAAATAAAAATAAAAATGGCGACGTTAAATCCTAGTGAACTTGCAAAGAGAAATAATTTCAACATTTTTTTGACTAGAATAAGAACAGGGCAGGATTTTACTTTATCTGAAGCAAATGGTCAAAAGGTTAAATTAGATAAATCTATATTAACTAATTTGAGTTCTGTTAACCAATTTGATAGATTTAAAAGTGGAAGATCTATAATGCTTCCGACAACTACTGGACAATATATAAACATCACTCAGATTTATAAAGATTCTGAATTTTCAGGAAGAACACAGGCAACTACCGCTCAGGAAGATGCTCAAATTATAAGAGTAAACCAACAATTAACTGCAATATTTGATAAAATTGGTTCCGAAATTATACCGTTAAAGGTTGGAAATACAACATATCAAGTTGGTCTGTGTGAAAGTACTCCTGGCACTCCTAAGTGTGATTTCCATTTTAGGGGAGTTGGTGGATATGTTGGGCATGTATCTCATAAGGCTGGTGACGGTGCAAGAGCGTTTCAACAGTGGGCGGGCACATCTCAGAGATCTGAACCATTGATATTTGCACATCCAGAAACACAAGCATTTATATCTACATTGCAAGATATGTTTCCTAATGGTATACCTTCGGCAACTACAGTAGGCAGAAGGATACAAGACGAAAATTTGAAGAAAATGGCAGTTTATGGAAGTGGATATGGGGGCGTAAAGGGTGAAAATAATGTGGATGTTACCATGCAAGGAGTGTTGAGTGTGCAGAATAGGGGTAGGTATTATGAGTTAACTTGTTCTGGGCATAAACTCAATAATGGTGATAGAATTTCCGGAAGTTATGAACCAGTTTTTCTGGCTGTTTATAAGGGAGATAGGAGTGATCATGGCATAAAAGGTGCAAGAGTTATTATTCAACCGGTTGGTGGAAGAAATATACAAAGATATGTCTAGAATAAATACATATTATAAGAGTATCTGATACATAATTTAAAGTAAATAATGAAAAGTTTTTTCCAATTCATATCAGAAGCATCTGCCTCACAACAAGCACAGCGTCTTGGTCTTGTCGGAGATGGGCATGGTGGATGGTATGATCGTCAAGGTGAATTTGTTGCTAAAACAGAGGGTGGGCAACTTAAGTTTTATAACAAGCGACAAAGAGTTGGAGCAAAAGATCCTAAGCAAACAGAAAAGGAAAAAACTGTTGCTTCTCCCGGATATCAAGATCCAGAAACTGCTCAGCAACCAACACAGCAGCAAGAACCAGTAGAACAACCGCCAGCACCAGAAGCACAAGCAGCAGCACAAGAACAACCTCCCGCACAATATCTTCCAGTTCCTAAGACAAAGGGGACTTTAACAGTCGCTTTTGGTCGTTTTAATCCTCCTACAATTGGACACCAACAATTAATGGATGTTGCAGCGCAGGCAGCGTCTCAAGATAAAGATGGTCAGTATTTGATATTCCCATCGAGAAGTCAGGATAAGAAAAAGAATCCTCTTGATCCTGATACAAAGATTGCCTATATGCAAAAGTTTTATCCAAATCATGCTGGTAATATTGTAAATGATGCCAATACAAAGACAGTCTTTGATGTCTTAAAAATGGCACATAATAATGGATATGCAGGCGTAAGAATTATTGGAGGTGGAGATAGAGTTAAAGAGTTTGAAAAACTTTCCAATCAATATAATGGGCAACTGTATAATTTTGATAATATCGAAGTAGTTTCTTCTGGGGATAGAGATCCTGATGCAAAAGGTGTTGAAGGAATGTCTGCATCAAGAATGAGACTTGCTGCTGCAGAAGGAGATTTTAAAACTTTCCGTTCAGGTCTTCCCCCAGAAGTTAAACCAGCAGAAGCAAAAGAACTTTTCAATATTCTTCGCGGTGCGATGAATGTAAAAGAAGGTTGGGATATTTGGGAGATTGCGCCAAAACTTGATTTTCAATCTCTTCGTGAGAATTATATTACAGAATCTATTTTTAGAATTAATGAGATTGTTGAGAATTTAAATACTGGATTGGTCGGGCGCATTATTCGTAGAGGAACTAATTACCTTATTTGTGTTACTGAATCTGGTCAAATGTTTAAATCTTGGATTAAAGACTTGCGTGAATATAGTGAAGTGAAGATGGATAAAGCATATCGTCAACCAGGAAAACCAAATACGTTAGTTGGAACTTTAGGATATTTTAAGTATGCTGCAAAACAAACACCTGGAGCAATTGGCACAGGGAAGGAGAATCTTCAGAAAGGTGGACGAGCATACGGTCTTAATTTCATAAATAAGTATAGAAAAAATAAGAAGTAAAGTTTTCTCATGAAAAAACATATTGCTGAAGAGCTTCCAGCAAGAAAACACTCCCCTGCTGAGGCACCTTCATCTGAGAAAGGTGGCGAAGAAGGAAAAAAAGAAGGCGGTAAAACACCAGAGAAAAGAGTAAAGCAAGCAATTTACGATATTCGTTACAGAGCTAGGAGAGAAGAACTTCCTATTCGCCAAGCATATTCACAATACATGCAAAACAGTAGCATGAGTCAGCAGGAAAAAACAATGGTAAAACAGAAACTTTTTGGAAAGGCTGGAGTTCAAGCAGAAGATTTCAATATTGAAGATTTGGCTTCTTCTAGCTTAGCAAACGCACTCTTTAAAGTATTTGTTGAGGGGGTTCAGGAAGAGCAGGAACCAATTCGTCTAACTTATATGGAGAAGTTAGAAACTTCCGAGCACAAGAAATATAAGGTTAGAGTCACTGGAAAAGATGGGCGTTCTTATGTAAGATACGCAGATCGTCAAAAGATTAGTGAACTTCGTGCAAACTCAAATATTGAATCGGTTGAGATGACTGGTTATGGCGAACCTTATGAGGGCGAAAAGAAGAAGGGGGAGCAAACTGCAAGAGCAAAAGCAGGAAAAGATTATGATGGGGATGGTAAAGTAGAAAGTGGTGCTAAAGAATATCGTGGTGCAGTTCACAATGCTATTCAGCGTAAAAAAGGTGGAAAATCAGACGGTCAAGATACCTCAAGTGTAAAGGAAGAATATATTGGTGAAGTTAATGATGAATCATCCAATCCCGATGCAAATGCAGCAAAGATTGATGTAATGAAAGGAAAAAATACAGTAAAGGTTAATCCTGAAGCGCCAGGATCAAATAGTGGAAAATCTAATTATGGTATGCAATTAGCACATTATGATATGGAAGGATCTTTTGTTGTAGAGAAAGCGGTAAGCAAATCGCAACAAAAGTTTATGGGAATGGTTTATGCTGCAAAGAAAGGTGAAATGCCAGCGTCTCCGGAGGTGGCAAAAGCAGCTGCTGGAATGAGTAAAAAGGAAGCTAAAAAGTTTGCTACAACTTCTCATAAAGGTCTTCCAGAAACTGTAAAAGAATCTGGATACTTTCCTACACCCGAAGCACAAAGAAAAGATGAGGCAAAATATAATTTAAGAGGACAAACTGTAAATCCCAGAGCTCCTCAAACACAAGCTGGTGCGAAAATGAAACCATCAGCATCGATGAAGGAAGAAAACGTTACCCAAGCGGATAAAAAAGCAAAAAAAGAAATGGAAGAAAAGGATCCTAGATCCATTCCAACCGCAGTTAATCTTGCTAAAAATTATGCAAGAGCGATGGGTGCTAAAAATCCTATTGTGATGGTTTCAACAGAAGAAACTGAAATTCTTGACGAAAGAAGACGTGAAGAAAAAGGAATTGCAAGAAAACCACGTGATCGTGCTATAGAAATGCTAAGAAAAATGCCAAGCACTCGTCAAGGTCTTATGACCAGAAGTGGCAAAACTGTTGCTCAGCATGAAGGTGAGCGGGGAGTTAAAAAGACTCCGGGAGCTCCTACATCTCAAGGGGAGACTACTGCAGATAGACTTTCCAGAAGAAAGGCACAACAAGCATCTGCAGAAAAAAGATCTCAAGATATGTACAAACCAAGAGCTGGTGAATCCGACTGATTGCTAAATAGCACAGGATACTCTTCACACGGAGGTCATCATGTCGGCAGTCGTCGCTTGGTGTTTAGCAAATCAGGCTCTTATCGCAACTGTTCTTTTTGCAGTTTCGGAAGCACTTGGAGCAAACCCAAAAGTCAAATCAAACGGTATTCTTTCACTCATCCTTTTACAACTTCAAGGACAACTGAAGAATAAAGGTGCTAAAGATTTAACTCCGTAATTGAAATAAGAAGGGAGACCAAAACTAAAGGTCTCCTTTTTTTATAAATATCAGTATAAAAAGAAATTTACAGGGTAAGAAACATGTCTCTTTGGGGCAATAGAGATTCTTTTAACACAGGACTCACCGGAAATATTACAATTAATTTGAGCACTAAAGTAGTAACAGGAAGTGGTACCACTTTCGTAACTGCTGGAATTTCAACTGGTGATATTTTAGTGGTTGGCGTCGGCGCTACTTATGGTCAAGCAGTAATTTCAGGTGTAACCTCTGCTACTCAAATTTCAATCGCATCAACGCAATTCCTGATTCCTCTTAATGGTGCAATTGCAGGTGTTGCTTATACGGTAACTCAAAAACCAAAGTATACTCTTGAAGATGGGCAATACAATGCTCCTGATGTAAAAGCAAACAGATTTTCTGCTGTATTTGGTGTTGGCACTACTGAAGCAACTGTTGCTGCTGGAACTACTGTTGGTGGAAAGAATGCCGCTTACGCAGTAGCACACGCTGGTTGGGTTGGTGTTACAACTTATGTTGATAACCACGGCAACTTCAGAGTTAAATCGGAAACTCTGGTAGCTGGAAGCAGCATTACTGGTGATGCTAATGACGATACAAGATTCCCAGATAGCTGATAATTGATGTATGAGATTTGATGAGTTGAATGAAAATAACTATTTGTTATTTGCTATAAAATTCTACGATAATCCTCAGTCAGTAACAATGGAGGATTTTGAAACTGATTTGAAAAGAATTCGTTATGTTAAAAGATTATTAAAAAGATATAAAAATACAGGAGAGTTAAGAACTCATCTTATTTTAAATCATTTAACAATATTGTTTAATGTCTTTAATGATGCTGCTGTGCCTTTGTTATTTTATAACTTAGATAGTGATTTGTGGCCATCAATTAAGAGTTTCCTTTTATTTTTAAACCGCTTTCCAGAATATCCAAAAACTCAAATTCATGATATCGTAGAAGATAATGAGTGTCTTTCTCAATTGCAAAAAATCTAATGAATAAATTAGATAGAGTAATTCAAATTATTCGTAATCTTAAAGAGGAAGGTATGGTTGTAGGTGCTGGGGGATTCACTGGCTCTGCCGACCCCAAAGGTCCTGTTGCGGGTTATGATCCCGTAATGCCCGCACCAAAGAAAAGATATATCTATGGTGGAAAAGGGTCTCGTTCTCGTTGGTTACAAAGAAGGAAACCACCACAATAATTAGAACAATGTTTAACCCATCATCGACAGAAACAAAAATAGCACTGCTTGAAGAGCGTATCAACGTTTATGAGCAGATGATGGAGCGTATTGATACTGCAATTCAAAAGATAGGAGAGACAAGTCAAAATATCAGTCAAATGCTTGCTATTCATAATGAAAAGATTGAACAGTGTAACCGAACAGACAATATTATCGTAAAGATGATTGAGGATATTAAAGTATCATCAAAAGAGCAACACGAAGCAATTAGTAAAGAACTTGGTGAAAGAATAGAAAAGGTTGAAGAAAAGGTAGAAGAAATATCACAGTTTAAATGGAAAGCAGTAGGAGCAATCGCAATTGTTGCTTTTCTAATCGGAGTCATTCCCACCGCAACTTCTTTATTGACTCCTGCTTCTACCCCTGCTACAATAGAAAGAGCGAAGTAAAGCACCTTTATAATGGATTTGATTGACTCCAAGTACATTGGACTCGTTTCGTCACGACTACAAAAGTTTAAGAGAGTCAAGGCAGATCTCTACAACTTCCGCTGCCCTATATGTGGGGACTCTCAAAGAAACAAGAATAAATCAAGAGGATACTTATATCCAGTTAAGAACAATACAAACTTTAAGTGTCATAACTGCGGAGCAAGTTTATCTTTCAATAACTTTCTCAAAGAGTTAGATCCTACTCTTCATAAGCAATATACTCTGGAAAAGTTTAAGGAAGGGCACACTGGTAGAAACTTTGTGGTTGAGGAACCCAAGTTTGAGTTTGCGAAACCAGTCTTTAAAAAGAAACTGGATTTACCCAAAGCATCAGAGATTCCCATTGCCAGAGAGTATCTGGAAAGGAGGAAATTGAATCCAGAAAAGTTTTATTTTGCTGACAAATTTAAGCAGTGGACAAACACTCAAAAGGTTACTTTTGACACTATCGGTAGGGATGAGAGTCGCATTATTATACCAATGTATGATACAGACTCCAACTTAATAGGTTTTCAGGGAAGAGCACTGGGACCTAACCCTGTTAAATACATTACTGTGATGCTCTCTGATGAAGCGCCCAAACTTTATGGACTGGACCAAGTGGATTCTTCGGAACCCATTTACATTGTTGAAGGACCCTTTGACTCCACGTTTATCAAAAATGCTGTTGCTATGTGTGGGTCCGACGTTGATATTGGGTCGTTTAATTGGAGCGATTATATTTACGTTTTTGATAACGAACCACGTAATCGAGAAATCGTCAACCGAATATCAAAAACCATCAACAGAGGAGACAAGGTAATTATTTGGCCAACAAGTATCCAGCAAAAAGATATTAATGATATGGTTTTAGCTGGACTTAATGTTATGGATGTGTTAAAATCAAATACATACACAGGTTTAGAAGCAAAAATTAAGTTTAACAATTGGAAGAAGGTATGAGCAACGGAACGAAAGTCGTTAAGAGAAATGGTAAAACTGAACCCCTTGATCTAAATAAACTCCACGTTATGGTGGAAGAAGCCTGCAAAGACCTAGCAGGTGTATCAGCATCTCAGGTAGAGATGCAGTCAGGCATCCAATTTTATGATGGTATCACTACCGCAGAGATTCAGGAAATTCTGATTCGTTCTGCTTCTGACCTGATCGATTTGGATCACCCCAACTATCAATTCGTCGCCGCTCGTCTGCTTCTGTTTGCTCTCCGCAAGCAGTTGTTTGGGCGTATGCACGAATGCCCTACGGTTAAGCAGCACGTCCTTCGTGCCGTTGGTAGAGGTGTCTATGACTCAGAAATCCTTGACCTGTATACCGATGAAGAGTTTGATAAACTTCAGTCATTCATTGATCATAGTCGTGACTATCTGTTTACTTATGCAGGTCTACGTCAAGTCGTTGATAAGTACCTCGTGCAGGACAGAAGTTCTAACGAACTTTATGAAACACCACAGTTTATGTACCTTTTGATTGCGGCAACTATTTTTTCCAAGTATCCTAAAGAAACACGTTTAGACTACGTTAGGAAGTACTACGATGCAATCTCCAAACACAAAATCAACATTCCCACACCTATCATGGCAGGGGTTAGAACTCCACTTCGACAATATGCTAGCTGTGTTCTTGTTGATGTTGATGACACCCTCGATAGCATCTTTAGTTCTGATATGGCTATCGGCAAATATGTTGCACAAAGGGCGGGAATCGGTATCAACGCAGGTCGCATCAGGGGCATCAACGCTAAAATCAGAGGTGGAGAAGTTCAGCACACAGGTGTTGTCCCTTTCCTCAAAAAGTTTGAAGCAACTGTCCGATGCTGCACTCAAAATGGCATCAGAGGTGGATCAGCAACTGTCCACTTCCCCATCTGGCACCAAGAAATAGAAGATATTCTAGTACTAAAAAATAATAAAGGAACCGAAGATAATCGTGTTCGTAAGTTAGACTATAGTATCCAAATCTCCAAACTCTTCTATGAACGATTCATCCGCAACGAAGAGATTTCTCTCTTCTCTCCCCACTCCGTTCCTGGTCTGTATGATGCTTTTGGCACTGATGGATTTGACGAGTTGTATGTTCGTTATGAACGAGATCAGTCTGTTCCAAGAAAAACTATCGGCGGTCAAGAACTCTTTTTGGACCTCCTGAAAGAACGTGCTGAAACTGGTCGTTTGTATATTATGAACATTGACCATTGTAACTCTCACTCTTCCTTTATGGATAAAGTTGAGATGAGCAATCTGTGTCAAGAAATTACTCTGCCTACCAAACCTATTCAGCATATTGATGATCCTGATGGTGAAATTGCTCTTTGCATCCTTTCTGCTATTAATATTGGCAAAATCAGGGATCTTGAGGATCTTGAAGTTCTTTGTGATCTTGCTGTTAGGAGTCTCGATGAACTTATTGATTTTCAAGGATACCCCGTTAAAGCAGCAGAAATCGCCACCAGAGCACGTCGTTCACTTGGGGTAGGTTTCATTGGTCTTGCTCACTATCTCGCCAAGCACGGTGAGCATTATGATGATCCTGGTGCCTGGAAACTGGTCCACGATTTGACTGAGGCATTCCAGTATTATCTGATTCAGGCAACTGTTGATCTTGCAAAAGAAAAAGGTGCTTGTGAATATTCACACCGAACTAAGTATGGGCAAGGTATTCTTCCCATAGATACTTACAAGAAGGATGTTGATGAAATTGTACCTAATGAATTGAAGTATGATTGGGAAAGTCTTAGGCAGCAGGTAATCCAGTATGGTGTACGGAACTCAACATTGTCCGCACAGATGCCATCGGAGAGCAGTTCCGTTGTGTCAAACGCAACAAATGGAATCGAACCACCTCGCGGATACTTGTCCGTTAAAAAGTCAAAGAAGGGTCCACTTAAGCAAATTGTTCCCCAGTATCAAACACTTAAGAATAATTATACGCTTCTGTGGGATATGCCTAGCAATCGCGGTTATATTCATATTGTTGCTGTTATGCAAAAGTTCTTTGATCAAGCGATTTCTGGAAATTGGTCCTATAATCCAGAAAATTACCCAGATAATGAGGTTCCTACTTCAGTAATGGCACAGGATCTTCTAATGACCTATAAATTGGGTTGGAAGACAAGTTATTATCAAAATACTTATGATAATAAGTCTGATGAAGTGGTCGAAGAAAAGAAACAAAAACTTGAATCAATTTTGGACGACATTATGAATAATGGTGAAGAAGACTGCGAAAGTTGCAAAATCTGATTCAGTTAAATATTAGAGTGTGAGTTAAAGTTAATTTGTTGAGGGAAGTATGGTTTTTAGTTTTAAGAAAAATTCAGAGGAAAAATCAATGGTCGAATCAATGACCGTTTTTAATTCTCAAGAAGTAGACACTAGAAAACAGCCAATGTTTTTTGGTCAACCACTAGGAATACAAAGATATGATTCTTACAAATACCCAATCTTCGACAAACTAACAACTCAACAATTAGGATACTTTTGGAGACCTGAAGAGGTTTCTCTGCAAAAAGATAGGGCAGACTATCAAACGCTTCGTCCAGAGCAGAAGCATATTTTTACCAGTAACCTGAAATATCAGGTGATGCTGGACTCAGTTCAGGGTCGTGGTCCTGGTATGGCATTTGCTCCATACTGTTCACTACCTGAATTAGAAGCGTGTATGAAGGTATGGGAGTTTATGGAAATGATTCATTCCCGTTCATACACTTATATCATCAAGAATGTTTATTCAGACCCATCTGAAGTTTTTGATACGATTCTGAAAGAGGATCGTATTATGGAACGTGCCGTGAGTGTGACTCAGGCATACAACGATTTCATCAACAGTGCTCATCAATATGATAATTCTAGTGAGTGGATTCATGCGTTAGAACAAGTCCCATACGCACGAGAAGCAAGGTATGAACTCAAAAGAAAACTGTTTAGAGCAGTTGCAAACGTTAATATTCTTGAAGGTATTCGCTTTTATGTCAGTTTCGCTTGTAGTTTTGCATTTGGCGAACTCAAACTTATGGAAGGAAGTGCAAAAATCATCTCACTGATTGCCCGTGATGAGAACCAACATTTGGTTATCACTCAGAATATTCTGAACAAATGGAAAGAGGGTGATGACCCTGAGATGGCACGTATCTCCAAAGAAGAAGAGCAATGGTTCTACAAGACCTTTGAGAATGCTGTCAATCAAGAAAAACTTTGGGCAGAGTATCTGTTCAAGGATGGTTCTATGATTGGTTTAAATGATAAACTTCTTCAGCAGTATGTTGAATGGATCGCAAACCGTAGAATGAAAGCAATTGGTCTCAAACCACTTTATGATATTTCTGCGAAGAATAATCCACTTCCTTGGACTGAGCATTGGATTTCCTCTAAGGGTCTTCAAGTGGCACCACAGGAAACAGAGGTCGAGTCTTACATTGTTGGAGGAATCAAACAGGATGTTACCAAAGATACTTTCTCAGGATTCCAACTATGATGAATGGTGCGAGCAAGCAATCCTGAACGCATATCAAGAAGCAGCAGAATGTGATGAATACTTGTTTGGTGATTATGATTACTCAAAAGAATGGTTGGGTAAATGTAGTGATGATGTGAAATGAGGGTCTTCGGGACCCTCTTTTTTTATAAATAAAATTATAAAAGAAATAAAAGAAAAAAATGTCGGAACTTTCAACCAGTGAAGCACGTAAATTGATGGAAGTATATACATCGATGTGTGCTCCTCAACAAGAAAATCTTTCAGAAGAAGTTGAGCAAATTGATGAAAAAATGGATGTATTTTCTGCTATTAAAAGTACCCCATCTCCAGTTTTTACCGGACAAAAACCAGCACAACAACCAAGAAAGGGAATGGAGGGTGCTTTTGATAAAATAGTATCTGATACTAAGACTACACAAGCAGCAGCAACTAAATTTTTCACAAAGGGAATGCAACCCGCTGGTGGTAAACCCGCTACTCCTGCTACCCCCGCTAGAGCAGCAACACCTGCTACTCCTGCTAGATCCGCTACTCCTGCAACTGCTAAACCAGCTCCTTCTTCAGTAGTCTTGGCAAAGAAAGGTGGGGTAGAGGGTAAGTTAGATAAGTCTACTGGTAAATTCACTGCAGGTGCCTTTACAGGTGCTGAGAAGGCACGTTATACTGCTCGTGGTGGTAGTGCTGCTCCTACTAATGTAGCTAAAGTTGCCCCCACTAGACCTGCAGCACCTGCAAAACCTGCAACCGGAATGTTGGGCAAAACTTCATTCGAAAGAAGAACTCCAACCTCTGCCGAATTAAAGGCAGCACAAGCAGCAAGAGCATCTGGTGCTTCTCCAGAAAAAGCACTTCAGGCAGCAAAGGCTGCGGGCACCACTGCTAAAATTCAATCAGCAGGTCAATCTGCTGGTGCTAAAGCATTTTCATCACCAACTCCAGGTGCATCAGCATTTAAAGCACCTGAAGTTAAGCAGACCGCTGCCCTTGCTGCAACCCCTAAACCAACCCCTGTAGCGCCCAGACAGACCGCTAGAGAGAAGATGCTAAACCAGTCCTATGAGTATGATGCTTTTGATTTAGTCCTTGAGTATCTCATCGACAACGGGCACGTAGAGACCGTAGATGAAGCACTCTATGTAATGATGGAAATGGATGCAGAAGTCATTCGTGATATTGCGGAAAGGCAAAACTAAAAACTGGTATGAGTGTTGGGCAAGTTGAAAGACAAGGTAGAATGAATAAAGGTGATTATTCTGGTTGATAAAAGTTTAACATAACACTTGGGGGTTGACAAACCCCCTTTTTTATTGCTAGAATCGCTTTGCTAGGGTTGAAGATAAATAATATCTCATAAAGACCTTTAATATGAGTTATGAAAACCCTTGGAGATTCAATGGGGAAATATTTGAGTCTTCTGATATTCAAGATAATTTTGGTTTTGTTTATCATATTCACTGCAATAAAACTGGTCGTAGTTATATTGGTAGAAAGTATTTCTGGTCTTTCCGCACACCAAGAGGAAAATCTAGAAAAGTTAAGTCAGAGTCCGATTGGAAAGCATATTACGGCTCCTGTCCTGAACTCAAATCCGATATTAACATTTGGGGAAAAGCATCCTGCGACAGAACAATACTTAGCCTCCATAAAACCAAAGGACAGTGCAACTACGAAGAAACAAAACAGCTCTTCCTAAATAATGTGTTGATCGAGTCTCTTGACGATGGGAGTCCAGCGTATTACAATAGTAATATCCTAGGACGCTACATGCGAAAAGATTATGGAAACTTTGGAAAAGACTCTGAAACAATCACATGATTGGGCAATTGATCGTATACATTTCCTATGTGAAGAAAAAAATATTGAAGATGCCCATGCGATTCAATCTGAGTTTAGTGAATGGTTGAATCCAGATATTCCAGAGCATGATATTTTCTCATTAGAATTCATAGGAGAGGAAGATGACATTAGATCTTCATAACTTTTTTAAGTTTTACGACGAAAAAAATTCAAATCACGTAGCAGCAGTTCAATGGTTAGAAGATAACCTACCTGCTCAGTTTTTAGATGATGCAGAAACTGACTGGATTGGTATTTTCAGAACAAAACCACCAACTCCAGAGGTTTTAGCAGTTCCTTATTTCAATCAAGTAGACAACTACAGAGATGCACATAGAACTTGTAACAGTTCATCGTGTGCAATGTGCCTTGCTTTCCTTAAGCCAGGATCGATTAAGGGTGACGACGAATATGTTAAGAAAGTATTTGCGATTGGCGACACGACTGACCATTCGGTACAGACAAAAGTTCTGGCAGGTTATGGAGTTAAGTCACACTTTAGTTACAATCTTTCTTTTGCTGACATTGATAAGAGTCTTGATGCTGGGAAACCTGTTGTTATTGGTATCTTGCATCGTGGTTCTTTATCTTCTCCTACTGGTGGGCACATGGTTGTAGTCATCGGTAAGACTCCAGATGGTAAAGGTTACTATTGCAATGATCCATATGGTTCATGTAATGATAATTACACTGGTCCAGTAACAAATGGTAAGAAGACCATTTATACCAAGGCAATGCTTAAGCACCGCTGGTGTCCAGGAGGCAATGATGGCTGGGGAAGAATCTTCGACTAATTTTAAGAGAAAGATGCTTAAGGTCATTAAGGATCTTACAAATCACGGTAAGCACGTGGAAGCAAATCAATTGTATCAAAAGTATTTCGGAGGACCACATGGCAAGAGTTGATCTACACAATTTCTTTCAGTTCTATGATGAAAGAAATCCAAATCACGTTAAAGCAGTTCAATGGTTAGAAGATAACCTACCAGTCAAGTATCTAGAAGATAATGTTGATTGGGCGGAGATTTTTAGAGGAAAAAAGACTAGTGCTGCATCAGCCCCTGCCGCTGCTGCAGCTCCTGTAACAGGTGGTGATGATGTCCCACAAATGGGCATCAAGTTGATAAAAGAGTTTGAAGGATGCCATCTAAAGGCATATCCTGACCCTTTGACTGGTGGACTTCCAATCACAATTGGTTGGGGCTCTACCCGCAAGAAGGATGGATCAGCATTTAAACTTGGTGATACTCTCACACAGGCAGAAGCAGATGCACTTCTCATTGAACAGTGCAAGAATGAGTTTTTACCTGCTTTAAGAAAAATTCCCTTTTGGAGTGAAATGTCAGATGGAAAAAGAGGAGCTCTGCTCAGCTTTGCTTATAATCTTGGTGCCGGTTTTTACAACGGTGCTAACTTTAATACTATTACTAAACGCCTGAAGAATAAGGAGTGGGATTTAGTTCCTGATGCTCTCTATCTTTATCGTAATCCTGGTTCAAATGTAGAAGCAGGACTTGCTCGCAGAAGAAAAGCAGAAGGTGAAGCTTGGAAAAAAGGATAAATAGTTTCAACCATTGAGTTGAAAACAACTCCACCACCACAGTGAGTTGTGATTTGTAGGTTCTAGAGAATCTCAAACCACCAACTCACTGTATTTTTATGTCCACCAATACGCAAAAGGCGCTGGCTGCAGCGTCTGCGCTTCTTCTTGGAGTGCCAACAGCAGCATTGTCTCACACCAACTCTATCGGATATGTTGGTGCCAGCGGCGGAACAGTTACATTTTGGTATGGTTCTTGGCACTCGGGAACTACCTTCACAGAAGGTTCTATGACTTTACAGGGCGTCAACGGAACCACATTTACACCAACAACCGTCAACTGGACACTTCTTCAAAATACAACACCAGACGGATTAATTCCTGGTACAAACTATTTCCAGTCTGATGGAAATAATCTTATTCCTTATGGGGATCCTGCCAGATTATATGGAATGGATAGTTACACTTGGCAGGGTGTTACATTTACCAGCTTGTCTGCTGGAGATTATCAGTTTACTTATAACCCAATCGCACAACCAACGATGGACTGGGATCCATCATCGCAAGTTATTCGCACAGGTACAGTAACTCTTTCTGCTGGTCTTCTTTCTGGTGACGCTAACCTGAATGGTATTCTTGATATTTACGAAACTGGTGGAACACCTCCACCAGCACCAACAGTAGTATCAACTGCTGCTGGTGCGAATATTGTTACGACTAGCACAACTGCTGGAACCAGAAATGTAACAAATAATCCTCATCGTCATATAATGGGAACTGATGCGAATGGAAATCAAACTGAAACCCATTACACCGATACAGAAGTTATTACGATTCCTACAACCACAGTTACTACCACAACAACTCCAGTAACAGTTACAACTTGGTCCGATAATTCTACTACCACAACAAATGGAACTCCAGTTGTAACTACAGTAACAACTGACGACAATGCTGGAACTTCTGTTATAACTCAAGCAACTGTATCTGATTGGGTAAGAACTAGAACTTTTAGTGTTGTTCCTGTTTCTGCAGTAAATCACACTGCATCTGAAAGTGGTGGAAGACAGAAAATCAATGCACATACAACTACCACAACTACAACTACACCTGTGTACACAAGAGTATTCACCAACGGTGCTGCTACTCAAGTTACATTTGGTGCTGCAACTGTTGAAGTTGCTAACACTTACAGAGATTACTTTGGTAGAGTAGATCAACTAGAAACTCTTGATGGAATCAATGATGGTATCAATGGACTTCTGAATCACGAACCAACTTCAGGTAAGCAAAGATTAAGAGTATTTGAGAACAACAGATTCGTTCAGTCCTATAATGCTGATGGATACACTGCTGATTCCAAGATTTTCGGTGGTGGTTTTGAGTTTGATGTAACCAAAGGTTGGACTCTTGGTGGTCAGTATAATAGAGTCAACGTAAACCTCAATGGTGTTGACTCAAGCACACAACAGAATAAAGACCACTTCGGTGTATTCAGTGAATTGAGAGGTAATACTTTAACCCTGAATACTAATGCTGCGATTGCAAACAGTAATTATAAGTACAATAGAAATGTAGAAGGTGTCTTTAATAATGCTGGTGAAACAACTGGTTATGAGTGGTGGGTTTCTAATCGTTTATACTGGAATC